AAATCGAGAAAGGAAAATTTTACAACGCGGTCGCGATCGCTTTCGACTGGCCGCCGGCACCCGAGGGCAAAGAATTCTGACAAAAAGTCGCAAAAGAACTTAAATTGATCGAGCCAAAGGCTCCCTCTATCACATTCATCGAATAGGAAAGGGCTTAATATGGATAATCGAGCGACAATAATTATTGATTGTGACGAAAACACCGTCGAAATTCACACCAAACCCATTGAATTAAAAGATCTTGAATTTCCGATCAGAGATAACAAGGCGGAAATTATTGCTCAACTGGTATCTTCAAAGGTTCACTTTTTAATGAATCTCAAAGAGGACAGGCTAAAAAAAGCAATGATCGAACATCTAAAAGATAAGGGGGAATTGTGATCATCAAAGGAAAGGAATCAAAGGATTTTTATATCGGCCAGCCGGTCGCCTATATACCGAGCCACATCGCGGACGGTCAGACGATGGTTCAGGTCGAAAATCTGATCTTCAAAAAACACCCCGACGTTGAATTCGGCGTCGTAAAATCGAAAAACGATAAATTCGTTTTCGTCGTATTTTTTCCGGCTGCGGTCATGTATGGCATCAAAGATTCCAGCGCGCCGAGTTGCTATCCCCGGGATCTCTTTTTTTCGCCGATCCGTCCGGAAAACTTCAAAGACCGCAAACCTGTACGCTTTGAAAAGGAGGCTAAATATTAACCAACATAAAAGCAGTTTCACGGAATATAATTCATGTTTTCAATGCGAGCATTCCAATGTATGTTTTTTTAAGAGGAACTTTGATAGCGCCAGCGGATTATTTGATTTTGACCGCGCCGATAGCAAGGAATTTTTACTCACATCATTGGATGTGGCCGCAGAATTTTGCCACTATTTTAAAAGGAGGAAAATAAAGTGATACAACTCTATTCTATAACCAATCGGGAAAAAACCGAATACCTGGCCGTCATGAATCAGATAATGGAAATTGAAGATCAGCGCGACACGAAAAAAGAGGAACTCGCCGAGTATGAGGCAGAGATCGCCAAAGTGATTGCCGGCTATAAAGAAACCATCCGCGATTTTGAATTCGAGGTCAAAAAGAAGTGGAACGAGATCCGGACCGGTCAACTGGATCTTGATTTGCTCACCATCGAGCAAATTGAAAACATGGAAACACCGAAAAAGGAACCCAAAAAACAAAAGGCGACGGCTTAAATGGCGCGAAACTACAAAAAGGAATATCGAGATTTTCACGGAAAACCAAAGCAGCGCCGCCTCCGGTCCATGCGGAATAAAGCGCGGCGGATCCTCGGTTTAAAACCAACAGACAGGCGCGAAGTCGATCACAAACGGTCGCTCAGTAAAGGCGGATCAAATAGAAAATCGAATTTACGCGCGGTATCAAGGAAAACTAACCGGCAAAAGGGCAGCCGGCGTAAATACTGAAAAAACGGCCGTCGAGGATCGCGCTCAAGCGATGATCTCAAGGCGGCCTTATACCTAAGAGGTCGAAATGAGGCGTATTTTAGGCATTATTCGAGAACTACCGGCAGCAATTATTTATCTATATAAAAAACGGAAATATGAAAAAGCCGTCCTCGATAATATATTCAAACGCCGGAAAATGAAAGGCTGATCAGCCGAATAATTTATAAATATACTTATCCGAATTCATGGATCTTTCGCCTCCCGAAAGAAAGGGTTCAAAATGAAATCAGCGCTCAGCGGCGAACCCATGTTCACCGAGAAGATCGGTCCGAACGAGTAGATCTATAATATTATATGCTGTGATTGTGGATTGCAGCATTTATTTATATTTCAAAAGGTCGGGAAAAAATTACTTATCCGCGCGTACCGCGATGAATTCGCGACACGACGTAATCACAAAAAAATGAAAGGTGGCAAAAAATGATCGTTAAATTTTTTCGCAATCTGACAAAAAAGAACTGGGGCTTTCCCTGGCATTTATGGCTCGCGACAATCCTCGCGATCCTATTCTTTGGCTTATATACTAAATGGCTCGGACAGATCTTCGCCTGGACCGCCGTTTTATCATTTTTGACGGTCATGGCGATCGGCTATATAAACGAAGTCGTCGACAGGGATAAAGATCCGACCGAATTTTGGGAAGATATGGGTGCGAATATGGTCGGCGCGATCGCTGGCCTGGCGCTTGTTCGATTTTTAATCTGGGCGCTTTTATGATACCGGCCGAACTCCACTATAATTTTACGATACCGGTCGAATATCAAACGCCGTTCCGGCTTATCAATTATCCATGCTATAAATGTAAAGGCCGGCTCTGGCGGAATGAACGGCTTTTCCGGTTCCGCTGCAGCCATTGCGGAGCACCCCTAAAAATATCACCAATAATTCAAAAGAAGTAAAAATGATCTGGCTCTATGTTTTTGGATTGGTATCATTCGGCGTTGCTTACATTCTCGACGCCGTTATGGACACTGTTTTATTCCACCGGCATATTATGATTTTTCCGGCCACTAATTATTGGAGGCTGGCAACGGATTATCAAAAACTTCCCTGGTACCGGAAGATTTTCGGAAGAGATGCCTGGCACGACGCCAAAAAACTGAAACAATTATTCATCGTCACGTCGATCGTATTATTTTGCAAAAGTGGGATGCCGGTTTATTTGTGGCTGCCAGCGCTACCGGTCGAAATTTTAATCTTTCATGAATTGTTTTTTAAGTATATATTCATAAAAAAAGGGGCTCCAAAATGAAAACTTTAATCCTTTTATTTATTTTAATTCTCGCGGTGACCGGATGCGCTCAAAATCTGGCGCCGCGTTTGCTGATGTGGGATTATGATTTTACACCATACCCAGACAGCACGATCCATATTATTATTTATCAAAAAAGCGCCGCGGACACGTCATTCGGGATACTGGACACGACGGCGGCGAACGCGTTGCAATTCGATTTGTGGGCGCTTGATTCGCTTTATAGTTTTATTGAGCGCGATTTTTTCGCGACGGCGGTGCAATACAACGGGCCGGATATTTACGCCCCGATCGATAGTTTATTCAGTTATGAAAGCGCGCCGAGTGATACAGTCGGCGAATATTTCAGGGCAAAGCCACCGGCCAGCATTTCAAAGGGTAAATTCAAGGTTTTGATGCTCGAATTTTAGGCGGCATTTATGGCGAATTTTAACCAGGCACTTAAAAAGACGCTCGTTTTTGAGGGCGGGTATGTCAACGATCCGGACGACCCAGGCGGCGAAACGAATTTCGGGATCTCAAAACGTGCTTATCCGGATCTGGATATCCCAAATATAACCGATCGACAGGTCCGCAATATATACTGGCGCGATTACTGAAACCGGTCCGGTTGCGCTGATATACGGGATCAAGATCTAGCTCACACCGTTTTTGATTTTGCGGTAAATGCCGGCGTCCGGAGAGCGTCGAAATATCTTCAAATTGCCGCGAACGCGCTCAATAAATCGCCGTTCACACCCCTGGTAATAGACGGAATTATCGGTCGCTATTCGCTGCAGCGAGTGAAAGCGATTGAGGCGAAACCGCTGGCGGCTTATTATAATTATTTGCGGCTTTGCTATTATAGAAAACTGGCCAGAAATAAGACGCGCCGGAAATATTTATATTCGTGGATTCGGAGGATCACCGATTGAGAAAACACGGAAATACCGACAGCAATCAAAAGGATATTGTCAAGGCATTCCGGGATTTTGGGGCGGCCGTCACTGTAACCAGCGGCGTCGGTGACGGCTTTGTTGATATTGTGGTCAGTTATCGGAATGAATGGTTTATGATCGAGATTAAGGACGGCGAGAAATGCAAGAGCGCGCAAAAATTAACGGACGAGGAAATCGCCTGGAATTCAAAGCAAAAAGCCGTCGTTTATATAGTCGCGACGGCTCAAGATGTGGTAAATTTATTGACGAATTCAGAAGGATTCAGAGCGCTTCAAATACTACGCTGGCAAACCCTCGTTAAAAATGCCGCTTAGCCTCTTTCCTCTCCTCTTATTAGAAAACAAAGTCCGTTGCTTATTTGATAATCATAAATTCTATAACTCGCTTTTGGCATTTGTAAGTTTGGGTAATGTTTGAAAGTGAAGTATACTCGCCAACCCCCTTCTGCTTTTCGATGTTGAGCGGTATAACCAAATTTTAATTGATCTGAATCTGTTATTAATCTGATTGTAAATTGTTTTATGTCCCCATCCCACAAGATTAATACTTTTACTCCGGGTTCTATATTTGCCTGTTTTGCAATCGGAATTGGTACGGTTATTTTACATCTGCCGTTTTTCTGATAATTGTAATTTATTAAATTTTCCCCTCTGCGTTTTCTGTCGTATGCGATTTCACCAAGCGATTTATTTTTTTCCATTATGGTTTTTTACCTATTTCTCACGAATAGGAGCAAACATACCCTCGCGTCGTGGCTTGGGTTTGATTCCTGCAATTATGCCGAGTCGCTTATATATTCCATGCAGCAAGGAAAACAGCCAAATAAGCAGAATGAGGGCGACGATCATGATTAAAATATCATATAAATTTTCCATATTTTCCACCTTAATAATTGATCGCGATTATATGGACAAAAACAATCGCGGCTGAAATAAAGTAAAATAGGGCGGTGTAAAAAAGGGAACTTCCCTTTGACCGCGTGAAATGGTCCTCTGAATGTTGGTTAAAATTCATTTTGTTCCTTCCTTTCGGTTTGGTTATTTGCGAATAATATAAAAAGCCCCCTACCTGAAAACAAATAGGGGGCTGGTTTTGGTTACACGCCGGAAATAACGGCAGCCTCTCGAATGGCCAGTCGTATGACGGCTGACACGCTCCGGACGTTGTATTCAAGCATGAGTTTAGCGATCATAGCGTCGAATTCAGCGCGATCGGACGGCGGCACGTACACCCTTAAACAGTATTCTTTGAACGGCCGGTCCTTGATATTCTGATCTTTGTTATATGGACGTTTTTCGTTTGGCATTATTCACCTTCCTGACCTAAGAAATTTTCCTCGAAGATCCTGACGACGATCTGATAAAATTCCTCGGCGGTCGTTTTAATCTCGCGTTCCTCGGCTTTGTTATCTTTTAAAACGATCTCAGTTAAGCCGATTTTGACGCGACACGCCTGGCACATATCGACTTTAAATTTAGGATATCGCGAATCAAAGCCGCGATTATAATCATAGATTCCGTATGAAACATACTCTAAATCTTTGGCATTCTCGACTTTTTTCTTGCATTGATCACAGTGATAACTTGTCTTTTCCATTAGGACACCACCGTCGTTTTTTGATAAATCTTGATACCTTTGATATTGCGGACGCCCTCGCGGATCTCATTATTGATGATCGTCGTATCTAATTGCAAATATTTCCGGGGAACCAGGTTGATGTTTATGACCTTGAAAACCCATATTTTGCGAGTATAGGCGCCGCCGATTTTATTCAATTTTTTCGGCGTTTGGGGCAGGTGAATTTCCTCGGTCGTTTCGTGGCCGCGTTCTTTGTGTGATTCCTGAATTTTCCGGCGGCGTTCTTCCTCTTTCCGAATCTTCTCATTTTCGGCATCGATGCGATCTTGTTCGGCGGTGTGCCAGTCGGCGACCTTTTCGTTTAAATATGCTTTCGCCTGGTGGAACGGATCGGCGACGACGCGAAAATCCTCGTTGATTTTGTCTAAGGATGCGTTCAGCGGACCGGTATAACTGAAGCGCTGAGCCTCAAGATCCTTGATGCTCTGTGAGATCTGACCGAGGATCAAACCGGCAGCCTCGACCTGGGGTTTTGTTGCGATCTTCTTGAACGCATAGGCGGCGTTTTCAAGATCTTCGCCGGTCGCTTTGAATTTGGTGATTGTGGATTCTACTGACATAATAAAGCCCTTTCTTGGTTGGTTGAACTAAAAATAAATTTTTTCGGCCTCGGTTAAAAGACCGCGCACGACAGCGATCGCGTCCGTTTCGTCGGTCCGCGTGTGAAGGGTTCCGTCGTTAAATAAGACGTCGAGCGATTTGAGATAATATTTCCGGTCGTACATCAAGGTCAGGAATTTGTAACATTTGAGCGATACGCGGAAATAACAGTCGGTCGGCCGCCCCATTGAATCGACGTATTCAATCTTGATCAATTTCACCGTTTCGTTCGACTGAAACGCGAGTGGATCGCGTTCGTCTTTCGGTGGCATATTTGTTTTTGATTTTGGCATATTTAAGCCCTTTCGTTTTGTGAATGTGATAGTGGAGGCGGCTACGATCTGACGCCGCCGTATTTTTCTTGAATCCGCTGATCGGTGGCTTGCAATAATTTGATATAAGCCTCGCATTCCTCGCGAGTATAAAAAAGCGGCGTTCCGGAATGGCAACACCAGGACCGCTGAGATAAATCGGAGCCGGTTACGACCCACATATTGGGCGCCATACCGGTGACTCTAAAAGCCTGGTACATCGCGGCAATATAGACGACCGGATTTTCACCGGTCTGGAGGATCTTTAAATATTCGGATAATAAAATCGACATGATTAAGCCCTTTCGGTTAATTTATTGGATGGATTTCGACATAAAAATCTAAAATTCCGGTTTCGGTTTCAACTATATATTCGACCCATTGAACGCCGTTTTGATCGCGTTCCTCGGAAACGATCGCATCGGAACATTGACAATAACCCTCGACTTGATCGCGAGCCCATTTGACAGCCTCGGCTTTTGTGTAAAAATACTGTTTTTCGATTACTTTCATTTTGGGATGATCGCAGAGGGCAGCGACGAATTTTTTATTTTGGGATCTGGCGAAAGTTTTGGCGAAATTTAATTGACACGCTTTTTGATAATCGTTATAGGCGGCGCGAGTGACGAAACGCGTGAGGCCGTTTCCGGCGTATTCGCTTGAAAAGTTGGACACCGGCAAGGTGAACCGGCGGCCGTCGTTCATTGTGACCTTTACAAAGTGACCGAATTTATCGACATTATGACCGGACACGACGCCGAACCCTGAATCGTTGGCCATATCGCCATGATAATAAATTTCGATTCCTTCGGGAAGATCTGAAAGTTTTAAACTTAACATGATTGGTGCCTTTCTCTGTTTGGTTGATATAAATATAGCACTAAAGACCTTATGATGCAAATCTTTTTTTCTTTTTTCGCACTTTTTACACTTACCGGTAACTTTTTTGATCTCGATCGCTCCATCTATCACGTTCAATCGAAAAAAAAGCGAAAAAACCGTCAAAAATTTGTTATATTCCGGAAAAATGGAGGGTTTTGATATGGCTACCCGAAAAGTAAAAACGCCAGCAAAAAAAGGTAAGATTCCAAAGCGCAAAATCAAAAAAGCAGTCAGCGTATTCCGCGCGGTCCAGCCCAACTCGACAGACGTCAGCATCAAACACGTTTCTAATGGGTACGTGATCAGTAAATGGTCGGACGGAAAAGAAATAACAAAGATCGCAAAAACCAAAGCCGAGGCCAAACAAATCGCATTTGAATTTATGGGCCTCATAAAATGAAGATCCCCGACGTCAAACAGGAATTAAAAAAAGTCGTCCTCACGGATCTCGTTCCCTACGAGGATAATCCGCGAGTAAATGACGACGCGGTCCAGTATATTGCTGACTCGATTAAGGAATTCGGATTCATCCGGCCGATCGGCGTGGATGAGGATCTTGTTTTATTGTATGGACACACCGCGCTAAAAGCAGCGAAAAAATTAAAGATGGGCTCCGTCACCGTCGTGATCCATCGAGGCATGAAAGAGGATCACAAGACGGCGTACCGGATTGCGGACAATCGGCTCGGTGAACGCTCATATTGGGATTATGGATTACTCGAAAAGGAAATGAAAAAGATCATCGGCAAGATGAAAACTGATTTTATTTACAGCGGTCCGGAACTAAAAGAAATGTTCAATTTCGATATCATCAAAAACCCAGATCTGAAAGCCAATTCCGCCAAAGGGCATATTTACGCCGGAAATGCCCTCGCGCTGCAGATCCATAATATCGTTTGTTTTATAGACGATCCGGATATTTGCGAATATATCACCGATTTGAGCGACAAATTACTGGACGTATTCGACACCGATCAAAAGAAATACAATGAATTTGGAACCAAATTGATGGGGATAGTCAAGAAAAATGAAGGTATACTATTATAATAAATACGACCGCGAGGAAGTCACTTTTTACACGCAGGAATTAATCAAACACATCGCGAAAAAGAACGGTCACGAAATCGTCGAAGATCCGGCCGATTGTGATTTTGCCACGATCAGCCTGGCACACCATTCAGAAATCAAAGATATAAAACGGCTCCGGAAAATGACGGACCGGCCAATCGTCGCCGGCGGTCATGCCACATACGCGCCCCTCGCGATCGCGGAATTTGCGGATCTTGTCAACCTGGGTCATGGCTTTCAGTTTTTCAAAGATCTGGACGGATCGCTCGACGCGCTGGCGGATAAACCCTATATTTATCATAAAGATAAAACCGGCCAATTCGAGTTTAATCAGTTTATTGATTGGGAAATGATCCCACTGATACAGACCGGAAAAAACACGTTCGGGATATTCTGGTCAACTGGCTGCCGGTTCAAATGTAATTTTTGCGCGACAAGTTGGATCAATTCATATCAACGGAACCCGAACTCGATGCACCTTAAAATGGCATACGAAAAAACGCGCGGAAAAATGTTGAACGTGGTCACGAACGATTATTCAAAATCGAATATCGGCCGAAAAGTCAGCGACGTGATGCTCAAGGAATACAATAAAGCGCCCCTCGATTATGCCAAACTCAATTTAATTCGCGCCGGCGTGGAATCAGTCACCGAGGAAGGACGCTATTTTTTCGGAAAGCATATCAAGGATAAAGAGATCACCGAATTCGTCCAGAAAACGCTTGAACATCACAAGGAATGCAATATATTTTTTATCGCTGGCATAGACACCACTGATCAGTGGATCGAATTCGCGGAAAAAATCGTCAAGCCGGACTCCATAAACAGAAAACCACGCTTAAATCTTATTATCAATTATTTCAACCCGAATATTTACACGCCGTTGGAGCGGTTCGACCTGACAAAAATCAAGGTGGTCGATTTTCAGAAAGTGCTATTTCACTGGCGTCGGGTTAATAGCCGGCTCCGGATCTATAAATCGAATAACCTGAAACCGTACTCGAAAATTGAACAAACCCTAAAAGAGCGAGCAAGCAGCGCGGCGGAACTTGAGGCGATTTTCGTCCTGGAAAAAGAAGTATTTCCACACCTGGACGGCGGTTTTCAAACTTACATTGACCGGTGTGACGAACTCGGACTCGGCGACTTGCTCAGGGGAAAGTTTAACCGGCTCGATATTACATTCCCACATGACGATAAAAAACAAAAAAAACAAACCGTTTTAAAACAAAGGAGCTTGATATGACTAAAGATTGTATTAAAGAAGTTCAGGATCTTGAAAAAAATGCGAGGATTTTGGCGATTTATCAGTTGAACAATTACTTTTTGCCGCGATCGAGGGAACCGATTTTAATGAGGTTTTAATCGTTTTGAGATCGACAGACTGGTCGAAATGGGTACGAGGCGAAAGAGATGAAATGTTCAAGGTTTATCACGCAGCACCAGATGGAAGTTAATATGGCTGATTTAGTTCAATTACAAAACCCGAAAACAAAGCGGTGGACGCTGATCGACCGCGATCTTGGTAAGATCCTCGACTATTCTGACAAGAAATTCAAGGACGTTGATACGGTCAAACAGCGGCTCAAAAAGGACAAAGAGATCAAACCGGTGATCACCGGACCGGCGAAAGTCTAAGATAAACTAAGAGGATTTAAGATGGCGAAACAAATGAATCCGAAAAGTTTAGCCAATTTGAAACCGGCGCAAAAGGGCGAACCATCGAGGAATCCAAAAGGCCGGCCACCCAAGGTTAAAACGATCGGGGATATCTTACGGAAAATCGGCGCCGAAAAATTACCGAAATCCATCGTCGAAAGCGCTGCAGAGATATTTCCGAAAGCGGCAAACATGACAATGTTGGAGGCAGCAATCCGCATGACATACGTCCACGCCCTGAAAGGTGGCGCCTGGGCAATCGAATTTATAGCCGAGCGGACCGAGGGCAAAATCACGCAACCGATCGAGGTCAGTCCATTTTCTGAGGTGGATTGGGATAAACTGAACGCGCTTCCACTCGATGAATTGCGAGTGCTGGCTGGCTATGTAAAAAAGAAAACGAAGCCAAAGCCAAAAAGCAAAAATGACAACACGCCTAAGACCCCTTGAACTCGAATCATTCCGGACCGTCGCGAAGATCCAACTCGCGAGATCCGGATTTTTTGATTATTGCAGAGCGGTTGATCCCGGATGGTATATCGAGGAACGTCCGCTCCTGGTCGATTTTTGTAATACCCTCGAAAATTTCTATTTCCGGAAACTCTTAAAAGACAACGGCGATCCATACACCAAAATCAAAATCAATATGCCGCCGCGCCACTCCAAAACGCGGACGCTGGTTCACTTTTGTAATTGGTGCCACGGAATCAACAATCACGAACGAATAATCACCGCATCCTATAACGATGATACTGCTCACGAATTCAGTCGCTTCGCCAGAGATGGGATCACAGCCACAAAAAACGATCCCTATGATATCGTATTCAGCGACATTTTTCCAGGCACTAAAATCAAACGCGGCCAGGCCAGTTATGAAAAGTGGGCGCTGGCCGGTGAACATTTCTCATATTTAGGGGCTGGCATCGGCGGATCTATAACCGGTAAAGGCGGCACGATCCGGATGATCGACGATCCGGTCAAAGGCGCTTTCGAGGCTTACAACACCCGACACCTTGATAAATTGTGGTTGTGGTATACGTCGACATTTTTAAGCCGCATCGAGCCAGGTGACGAGGGGCTTGATATTATTGTAATGACGCGCTGGTCAAAATTCGATTTTTGCGGCCGGTTGGACGACGACGAGGAAAGCGCGAAAGATTGGTACACATTTTCACGCGAGGCTTATGATGAAGCGACTGACGAAATGCTCGAATCTCATTTCCTCAGCAAAAAGAAATATTTCGAGATCAAGCACCTCATGGACCCCGCGATATTCTCAGCAAACTACCACCAGCGCGCTATAACTGAAACTGGCAGCCTATTTAAGCACTTTAATACATATAGTGCCTTTCCCACCGACGACGCTGGACGCGTCATTTTCGAGCGCGTCGCGGCCTATATTGACAGCGCCGACACCGGCGACGACTGGCTTTGTTCAATAATTTATGGAACCTATTCCGGAAAGGCGTATATTCTGGACGTCTATTATTCGGGCGAACCGATGGAAGTCACCGAACCCAGAAACGCCGAACAACTGGTCGAATACGACGTCAAAATCGCAAAATTTGAATCAAATGGCGCCGGCCGAGGGTACGCGCGAAACGTCAAACGAATCCTAAAAGATGTTTTCCACCACACTTCCACCGTCATAAAATGGTTCCATCAATCCATGAATAAAGAGGTCCGGATCTTCACCTGGTCGGCCTGGTGCCAGGAAAATATAATAATGCCGGTCGACTGGAAAAGTCGCTGGTCAAGATTTTACGCGGATCTGACAGCATACACCAAAGAAGAACAAAAAAAGAACGAACGCGACGACGCTCCGGATGCACTCACAGGGGTGGCCGAGGAAATGACTGGCAAGCGGACCGCTAAAGCGTTCAAGAGGTTCATATAATGGACGGCAAAATTGACTTCTATGCAATTTTTGAGATCTCAAGATATGTTTATGAAGATCCTCACACCGGCATCACTTTTGTAATCAATATTTATAATAATTAGGGAGGCTTATAAAATGGCTGAAACTTTAACCTGGACAAAAGAGGCGATTTTAAAACACCTGCAGAAATCGAAGGACCTGGTCGCGTCCTCGATGATCAAGGATTTAATCGCTACCCATAATGACCGGCATGAAAAAATGAAACAACTTTATGGCGAATATAAAGGTCGGGTTCCCATCCTCGAAAAAAAGCCGGCAGCCGACGACGGCGTCAATAATTGCCTACCTCATGATTTTCGCGGCGAAATTGTGGATCAGAAAACCGGCTATTCGTTCGGAAATCCTATAACGTACACAGTTGATTCAGCGCCCTACGCAGAGGACGAGAGTCCAGAAAAAGGCAAGAAAACCGAAGCCTGGAAAACCGCAACCAAAAACGTCGCCAAATTCGTCACAAAGAATCAACTTCAATCCCTCGATAACAGGACCGGCCAGATCGGTTCAATTTGTGGATCGGCCAGCCGGCTTTTATATATCGATGGAAATAAAGAAGTCCGAACGATGCACTATGATCCATGGGAAACGATTTTCATAAAAGACGCGACGATCGATACCGTCGTTTTTGCTATGATTTATTATAAAATGCAGCACATGGCGACCGACGGATCAGTCGAGGACGAATACACTCGCGTCGAATGGTACGATGATCAATTCGTCTATTTTTATAACGAAGTGAACGAGGTTTTTGAGTTAGACAAAGAAAAGCCAAAAGAGCAGCATCATTTTAAAATGGTTCCTTTGCTCGAATTCCCGAACAAGCCGGAGCGGCAAGGCGATTTTGAAAAGGTCCGCGAAATTGTAAATTCATACGATCTGATCCAATCGAATAACATCGACGAATTGGAGGCTTTCCGCCTGGCATATTTGATATTTTATGGCGTCAGTTTAGACGACGACACGCTGCAGAAAATGAAAGAGCAAGGCGGCCTCGAAATGGACGCCGAGGGCAAAGCCGAATGGCTTACAAAAGAGATGCAATCCGAATTCGTGGAAAATGTTTTAAACAGGCTCAGGAATGACGCTTATCGCTTCGCCAAAGCGGTCGATATGAGTGACGAGAAATTCAGCGGTTCCGGAGAAAGCGGCGAATCGCGCAAGTGGAAACTGAAAACGCTCACCGACGACGCTATGAACAAGGAACGCGAATTTGAACTCGCTACAAAAAAGATGTTTGAGGTCATAAATACCCACTGGAAAATGTTCACCATTCAGTTTGAACCCGAATTCCTAAAGATGCAATTCACCCCGAATCTACCAGCCGACTTACTCCATGAAGCTGAAACTACATCGAAATTAAAGGGCAACGTCAGCGAGGAAACACGCCTTGGATTATTGTCATTTGTAGACAATCCGATCAACGAAATAATCCGGATGAACGAGGAAGCGAACACAATGTTTGACGAGGAGTTACAAAAACTTGGCATCACTGCAAGCAATTAATGACGCATTAATTCGCCTGGGCAATACAAATTTTAATTTTTATGAGGCGATAACTAATAAACACCGGCGCCGGCTTCAAGCGGCTTATGTGGCCAGTTATGTCGAGATCGATAAAATAATCGCCCGGATCTTCCGCGATTTTGGCGATGAATTAACGGTCGCGGAAATGTTCCGGTATAACAGGCTTATCAGGGTTCAAAAGGAAATGACGAAAATCGTCGGTTCCCTGGTACCAGGAACGTCAACGCTGATCACAAAGGCAAACGCGGACGCGGCCACAATCGGCTATTATGGCCTGGGTTGGCAAAGCGAAACGTCGTTCGGTATCGACTTAGGGTTCACTCAGATCAAACGGGAGGCGCTCGCTGCAGCGGTGAGTAATAAATATGACTTGATCGGCTGGCGCGACAATAATAAAAACAATATCGCACGGTATTTAATCAACACTCGTTCCACTATCACCCGGGGCATTGCTCAAGGTGATTCCTATCCACAAATGACGAAAGCGCTAAAAGACACGACGAAAAAAGCCAGTTTTAAGGCAGATCGAGTGATCCGCACTGAGGCACATCGGGCGTTCTCCGCCGGTCGCCTGGTCAGTTTTGAAAAAGCCGCAAAAGCCGCCGAGAAATTCGGAATCGAAATGATCGAATTTTGGATCTCCACGATCGACGACCGGACGCGGTCCTGTCATATCGACGCGGACGGTGAAGATAAAGAACCGGACGGCTTATTTCACGTTTGCGGATATATCGGTCCGGCGCCTGGATTATTCGGCGTCGCAAAGATGGATATTCATTGCAGATGCACTACCGGCAGCCGGATTAATGACAAGATTCCAGACAAACGCAGGATTCAAATCGAGGACCGGACGACTGAATATGTGACGTTCAAAAACTACCTCAAGAAAAAAAATATCATTAATGCAGCATAAAATTTATTATATTCCGGAAAAGTAGACACTCTCAGGCCATAAAACTAAGAGGACAAAATCATGCCCATCGATTTAAAAGAATTAACCCTCAAAGATATTGAGGAATGGTTCAAAACAAAGGTCGACGATAAGGATGCAAAAAAATACTTATCGGACTACGCACTCGAATTTATTAAGACCGAGGACGGGATCACATTTTTATTGTCAGACGCCGGAAAACCACTTTATAAAAAGGAAACCGACCGCGTCGCAAGCAAGGCAATCGACACGTTTAAGGAAAAAACCATGCCAGGGCTTATCACCGAACAGGTGGATGCCAAAGTTAAGGAACTGAATCCGGAAGAAACTCCGGAGCAAAAAAGAATTCGTGAACAAGATGAGCGAATTAAAAAGCTCGAAAAACAAGGCAAAAAAGACCGCCTTTCAAAGGTGGTCGTCACTAAACTGAGCGCCGCTAAATTTAATCCATTAGTGGACTTATCGGACCGGCTTATCGGTGACGATGAGGAACAAACGCTTGCAAATATTATGATGTTGGAAACCGGAATCAACGCGATCGTCGAGGCAGCGATCAAGGAAAAATTGACGCCTCGCGAACCTGGTCACAAGATCACGGACGGCGATCCCGATTTTAAAGATCCATTTTCCGACGAACATTGGAATGTAACCGAGCAAATGGAACTCTATACTGCAAATAATGAATTATATAAGCAGTTAAGAAAGAAAGCGGTGGCGAGGGGTAAACTTACAGAATAAAAGGAGTTAAATATGCCTCCCACAAGAGTAACCAACGTCATAGTTCCAGAAGTTTTCGCGCCATACGTGACGCAATTATCGACGGAAAAATTCGCCTTATTGATGGGCGGAGCGGTTAATCCCGCACCCGAGTTTGACGTCTTAGCCACCACCGGTGGAAAGACTATAAATATGCCCTTTTGGAACGACCTCGATATCGCAACTTATCCCGATGAAGTTTTATCCGACACGACCCCGCTCGGCGTTGATCCAATTATCGCTGGTCAGGACGTGGCCGTATTATTAGGCAGAGGAAAAGCGTTCGGCGGTAACGATCTCGCGGCAGCATTCGCCGGATCAGATCCGGTTGAAGTGATCGCCCAGCGGTTCGCCGATTATCGCAGTCGTGCCATGCAAGCCAGTTTAATTAATATTTTAGCCGGCGTAATAGCCGACAATGTCGCGAATGATTCCGGCGACATGGTCAACGATATCGCGGTTGAAGCGATAGCATCACAGACGGATGAAACCGTAATGGGTACGAACGCGGTGATCGATGCAATCACCGGAACCATGGGCGATGCATGGGAAAAAATCGTCGCGATGAGTATGCACTCCGCCATGTTCGCCAGGTTACAAAAACAGGATCAAATCGTTTATGTAGACGTAGCCGGAAACGTGGTCGGATTAAGTCAAGGTCAAGGACCGGCATCCGCTGGCGCCCTGATTATTCCCACCTATTTAGGCCGTCGCGTGATTGTCGATGATTCAATGCCGGTAGTGGCCGGATCGACAGACGGTTTTAAATATACCACCTATTTGTACGGAAACGGAGCGGTCGCCCTCGGTAACGGACAACCCAAGTATCCGGCAGAAGTGGACAGGGATTCACTGCAAGGTGACGACCTGGTCATAAATCGTTGGCATATTGTCCTCCATCCGCGCGGCATCGCATGGCAAGATACGACCGTCACCGGCGCAACCCCATCGAATGCAAATCTTGCCCTGGCTACAAACTGGGATCGGGTTTACGATCGTAAAAATGTAAGATTGGCCGCACTTGTCACAAACTAAGCGGCGGATCTTAAACCTTGATTCAGGCGTCTGGTGGAGCACCAGGTCGATTTTGATTAAGCCCTTATTCGACTTTTTCCCAAGTCCTGACGCCTGAATTTTATCGCTTAAAATTAAGAGGTATCAATATGGGTTTAGCAGCATTTAACAGAGCGCGCCGGATCGCCGCAAAGAAAAAAGATGCAGCCAGGAAAAAGGGCAAAAAGCCGCTCTCAAAATACACCAAATCCGAACTGATCGCCTGGCTAAAAAAGAACAAAGGGATCACCATCGCAGATCCGAAACTGAAAACGATCGCTCAATTACTGGAAATGACAACGATGACGTTCGGCGATATGGTCAATGATCCGGCGGTGAACAAAGACGCGAGCAAAGAACCGGAAGCGAAAAAAGCGGAAGATCCAGCGGCGATCGATCCGCCTGCAGACGAACTGAAACAGACCGAGGAAGAAACGAAAACCGAGGGCGAGGAACCGCTTCCGCCTGCAGACGACACCGAGAAAACAGCCGACGGAAATCCGGCCAAAGATGAGGATGCAAAAACAGATCCGGAGGCTTAGAAATGATTACAACGCTTAAACAGGTCAAGACGCTTTTAGGAATCGCAGACACAGACACAACAAACGACAATCAGATCCTTGAATATTTACCGATCGTTCAGGAATGGATCACCGATTATACAAATAATAAATTTTTAGTCGAGCATATCAACCAGGGCGGCCAGTTAGTTTTTACAGCGGCGACAGACGCCACGACGCCGGCCAAAATAACCCTCACCGGAGCGCAATTTGTCACCGAGGGGTTTGGCGTTAATATGGATTTTTACGTCACCGGCTCGGCTAATAATGACGGCTTTTACTCTATAAAAGCGCTCACCGAAACGATTATTGACCTGGCCGGAAACCCGTTGATCATTCCCGAAACGACTGAATATTCGGCTTACGTGATCCTGGTCAAATGGCCGAAACCGCTACAGAGCGTGGCGGCCAGTATAATCGGCGACAGGATTCAGCGACCCGAGGATATCAATTCCGCTGAATTCACAAAGAGCGAAAAAGTCGGTGATTATACAATTACATACGATCGAAAAGTATCTGATAAACTGAAAGACTGGAAAGACGCTTACAAGTCTGAAATCCGCCCTTATATGCGACCGAAATTTGTCAAAGCAAAGGGAAGGAATCTCGTCAATGTCCGAAATTGAAAAGTGGTTCACCACATCGGCAACGGTCGAGCGGTTATCTGGTTCAGTTGATTCAGGCGGCGCCCAGACAATGGCGCGGTCCACGATCGCCACAATAAGCGGCCACCTTTATTCCGTCAGCGCGAATGAGATTAATTTGCTGCAGCGGTATGAGGGGCGAACGCTTAAAAAATTCCTTTGTCCTTCCGCAAGCGATGTAATATTTTCCGATATCCTCACAATTAACGGCGCTGAATACGACGTGATCGAAGTTTTATCACGTCTGACCGGCGCGAATAGTCACCTTGATTTAAAACTTTTATTGAGGGAGTAATTATGCCGCGATACAAATTAACCACCACCGCCAGGCGCGCGCGCTTCACAAGTCCAGGCGCTTTTAAGGCAGTCGTCCGCGCCAGCGCGAGCGATATCCCCGGACCGCTCGAAAGCGTCCGCCGCAGGTTGAACGGACCGAGCGGAAAACAGACGACGATGATCAGCGCACCAAACGCCGGATATATCGGCGACACCCTGGCGCCTTAATATGGTCAGAATATTCCGTAAAAAAGACAAGGACGGCGAGTTTATTCGGTTCGGGAAAACTGGCAAAAAGCATTATTTTAAAAACGGTCGGGAACGCGGCGAGGCGATGAGATCCGCCGCTGCAGAGATGCACGAAGCCAGAGCAAAAGAGAAAAAGGAAAATGCCAGTAAGGACAAGTAAGGATTCGCGCGGTTGCTTTGCAAGATGGGGATCTTCCGGTAAAAAATATCGGTATAAGTGCGGCAACAAACAAGCGCGAGATCGCGCTAAAAAGAAAGCCGGAAAACAAGGACAGGCAGCACACGCGCGGTGGTGATCCGGACGTTTAAAACGAGAGAGGAAGGGCGATGAGCAGCAAGCAACCACCGGTCAAAGATTCATTTGACGGAAAAATCTTTGATTATGACGAGTATTATAGGAATACCGTCGAAAACAGCCTCACCGGTACGAGGACGCCGCAAGATCCGCGTCGCAAGTGGGCAATAAGCCGGCAGATCTGGAACCGGCTCAGAGGCGTTAAAAAATACAATGTGAATGAGGGATAAAGCAGAAAATGGATCCGAATATAATTTCAGCGATCGCGCTCAGCCTGGGCATGGGTACGATTATTTCAAAGATCGTTTTTGATTGGCTTAAAAACCGGCCGTCAAATCCATCAGAGAAACAGGAAAAAATTATAATTTGCTCGCTCGACAAATCCGGAGCGACGGCTCAGATCGCCAATACACACGAGGAAGTCGGCGATATCAAGGAATTTCTTGTCAATATGAATAATAAAATTGCCGGCGGAATCAAGGTCGCCGAGCGAAACACAGAGCATTATGAAGAATTTATAGTCAGCCTGGCCACGCTGCAGAACGTCAGCGCGAACGTGCTGAAAACAGTCGAAGCGACGAACAGCAGACTAGAAAAACAGACGGAGCAATTAATTAAACTCGCGTCTAAATTGTAACACTAAACGGAGGGCTTATTCATGTTTAACAAACCAATTTTTACGTATATCGGATTTTTCCTTTGCGTGGTCGCGATCGCGCTCGGCGTTTTAAAGCCGGATATTTCGACCGTCGCCTGGACATTCGCGGCGGTTTTTGGATTTGGCAGCGCTGCAGCCGGTAGAAAATTCATTGATTCAAAGGGCTGGCTCACCTATACGATCGGCGTAGTCGTCGGCTTATTGGTGATCGCTCAGATCGCCGGATTTATCACTCCGGAGCAATTTCAGGGCTTGATGATCGCATTCGCGCCGTTGACCGGCATTAGTTATGCGAAAGCGCTCGCGAATTCGCCCTCGATGGTCACTTTTCCGACAAATCCATTTAAAAAGGCGGCCTAAAGGCTCCCTCTATCACGTTCAAAGAGGAACAGGTAATGGCGCGATATAAATCAAACAGGGATCGGGTTCAAAAGCAGATTGAAAGAGATCTCAAAAGACGATTATCCATAGCCGGCGAATTTGTTGAAACAGCCGCTAAATTACTGGTCGCAGTTGACACCGGAAATTTAAGAGCGAGTATTTCACACCGGAAAGTCGCGCCATTTACTGAACAAATCGGAACCACCGTCAACTACGCGGCATTTATCGAACTCGGCACCAGGTTCATGGCAGCGCGGCCGTATTTATTGCCGGCCTTAATTGATAACCGGCGCGAGATAAAACACATTTTGAGCAGAAAGCGATAAAATGGAATCTCAAGTCAGAGATGCAATTTATAATTACACGCTGACCGGTGCCGGCTTGAACGCTTCAAATGTTTTCTGGAATTTGGCGCCGCAGGATACCGCAGCCGATCCGGTGATCGTGATATCCATCGTCACAAATCCGCAGTTCCGTGACACGCTACAGAACCACGATGAACAGTTTCTCCAATTCTCAATTTTCGGAAAAAATTTACAGGAGTGCGAAACTTTTGAGGCGGTGATCAATGGTTTATGGGATAAGAAAACCGACGCGCTCGAAAACCTTATTGACGGAAATAATAAGATCGCCGGCCTATACCGGCAGCATAGGGATCAACTCCGCGATGACAAAGATTACTGGCATTTATTAAGCCGGTATAAATTAGAATTAAACAGCGAACCGCCGAACGGCTTTGAAATTCAAGAACTTCGCCAGGCGAGTTTGTTTCCACCGTCGACCGTCTGGCCAGGCACAATCTGGGAACTCGATTTTGATATTTGGATTCCACACTGGAGGAAAGTACCGGCAAAACCGAACTGGATCACAAATTATAAAATCGTGGACGGCTCTTATTTGGTGATCATGTGCGGATATGGCGACGTTGAATATATGGAACTTGTTTTAAGCGAAAGCGCTGAATTTACTTTCCTCACAAACAACTCTTATATCAATGAACAATTCCTTGATCAAACCATTTTTGATAATTGGTCACATATCAATATCAGAATGGATTTGACCGCTCAGACGGTCGTGTTCACATGGAATAATGATTCGTGGACCGATACAATCGGCCCGGGGGCTCAAATGTCTGATTGGTGGAATCCGGATTTTAACTGGCTTTTTATGGCGACGCAGGACAACGCAAATCAAAATCGAATGGCCACTTTCAGGAATACAAATGGCAATCCGAATAATCCCCTTGATCCGTCGCAGCGCGCCAGGGTCCGGATAAAGAATTTAAGCGGCGCCTGGACTCCCGACTTTGCTCAATGTTTCGCGGACGAAGCCAAAACGATCCGCCGAAAAGTGGGAGAAATTTCCAATCTCATCGAATGCCAGAACGGCGCTCGGATCTCGGCCGAATTTTACAACGGCGAATTCCTGCAAGCCGACAATATCCAATATTTGGCAAACGGTGATTTTGAAAGCGGCATAACTTATTGGTCGGGACAGGATAATTATCCATTTGGAGCAAACCTCCCGACTTTAGAGTCCATCTATACAATATATCCCCCGATCAGCGGATGGGGAGCGCTCCACGGAATCACTTCGGCTGTCGAACGCTTTCAAGGCATATTAAACAGCCACGCCAGCACACAGGCGCCGACTCCCTGGCAGCGCGGCCACCATTATAGAATTTTCTGGCACGTTTTTATTGAATCGAATGTCAACAGAAAAGTCGGCTCAACTGTCCGCTGTAGATTGTGGCACGACGACAATGACGTCGCCAGTTATCAAAGCGGCGACATGAATCTGGTCGTCGGTCAATGGAATCGCGTCAGTTGGTCAAATCTCGAAACAAAAGTTCCGACACAGCAAACAGCGCGGACCGGTTTATATCTTCTGGTTGATCACAATGGACCGATCGAATTCTGGATCGATGACGTTCGGAAAAATCAAGTCGACGGCGGCGTCAGGCTGAAAAGGTTTTAAATTTTATGGCTAAAAATTTATTTAACACCGGATATCTTTCGCGCGACGGCGGCGTTTATGGAATGGTCAATGTTCAGACCGACGAATTTGTCAACGCGGTCGATGTGAGTAATTCCGGAAATAATAACGAAAAACTGGTCGGAAAAAACGTGATTAATTTTACAGCCACTATATTCAGCGACGCCGACAAGCCACCAATAACTCCACAGCCGGCCCCGACGCTTATGGCGCTCGAATATGCGAATATTTTGTATGAAGGCCAGGTTCATTTAAAGGAAATCAACTTTTCCGGCCAAATAGACGATAAAATCGCCTATGGAATCAAGGGTCAGTTCGTTGGAGTGGCTCAAGTCACTATAACGGACGTTATATTAAGCAATTTAAGCGCTGCAGCGGTCGGTCGGTCAGACGTCACAGCAATTTCACACGTAACATTGACGCCGGATCTTGCCAGCGCGATCGCCAGAACCGTTGAACCTAACATCATAAACAACGTTTTGATCGCCGGATTAAACGCCTCAGCAATCGCTGACGCCGCGATCGGACGGATCGACCTTACTATTCGCATATCGGGAGCGTTCGCCTCAGCGATAGCGTCCAGCCTTGACCCGACCGTTTTAAACCCTGTCATTCTTACGAACATCATCGCCAGCGCGATCGCTCGCGCCGATACGACCGCCCTCACGCCCGTTTTTATCGGAAATATGATTGCCGATATTATCGCCGGCGTCGTAGATCCGGCCATTATAAATAACGTGGACATTTCCAATATGATTGCCTCAGCGCTCGTTTCAGCCGATACGACAGCGCTCACGCCGGTATTACTCAGCGACTTACTGGCCGACGTGATCGTCAGAACAGTTGATCCAGGCATCGGCCAGCCGGTCGTTTTATCAAACCTGGTGGCCACCGCAATCGCGTCAATTTTAGATCCAAACGTCGAAAATCCGGTCCTTTTATCGAATTTAATCGCGGAAGCACTCGCCAGCGTCTTAGATCCGGCAGCAATCGAGGAACCGATCGTTATATCAAATCAAATTGCCTCCACTATCATCAGAACCGTAGATCCGCCGGAAGATCGCGATTTAATCCGCACAACCGGCGACAATCGGCATTTTAGCATCGGAACCGGTGACTGGGGCGGCATCGCGCTTCGATGGGATTCGTTAAATTTCAGGGCAGAGCATAACGGAACCCCCAATTTTGATTTTTATCTCGAATTCATAGGAACCGCCGAGGGTTTATATCAAGGAATGCGCTTTCAACTCGACTTTGATCATTGGAACGGAGCAAATGTAAACTGGACAATCGAGATCTGGAGCGAAAATCTTGCACAATCTCAAACGCTGGCCGGCGGATGGTTGACCGGAACCGGCTCGAAACAATATATCGGGGAAATCCCTCACAGTTGGGCGCATCAATTATTTTTACGGATTAATCACCGGCTCGGCTTTCCGACACCGGTCGGCCAGATTGACAATGTGATCTGTAAGGAGATTTTGCTTTAATGGGAAAAATATTATTAAATCTTGGATATTTAGATCTCAATGATAAGCGATTTTATTTGACTGACGTCAATATGCTCGATCAGCAAAGCAAAGCCGACACGTCGAACCCTGAAAACAATAATGAAATAATGACCGGCAAAAGCACCTGGCAATTTTCCGCGACAATATTTAAAAACGAAGCGATCAATATTCCGCCTGGAATCGTCACAGCCATTCGGCTTATTTTCGGCGGTCAAGCCTGGTACGGTCCCGGGGTGATTATTCAAAGTAGCCTGGTCGGAAAGATTGATAACGCGGTCATTTACAATGTAACCGGCGAATTCACAGCCGGATCTCGTCACCTGGAACTGATTTTCAAAGACGCCGGCCAACCCACCGGATGGGTGGATTCCTTTCAATGGATGGACGACAATAATGACGGCGTTCCAAACGGAATGGTTTTTTCAGGAAGTCCGGCGGATGGATCAATTTCAATCCTGTCAAATTTGTACCATCGTCAATTAGTTATCACAAATAAACAGGGCGGCCCGATCGCGGCGATATATAATGACGTGAATTTTAAAAGCGGCTCTCAATACCGATTTTATATCCGATATTTCGTCCAGAATACGACCTCGTTTCACAGTTTATATTTGAGCCCCACCGCTTTCATATCCCTGTCCAATGCGGTCGGGTTATACGAATATGATTCCGATCGCGTCGCGACAGCCGGATGGGATCGGCTTAAATTGCTTGTATGGGGCGATCTTTCATTTCCGGCAGCAGTCCGATATTATTTTGTTTTAATAGGCAAAGTTATAAATTTTATCTAACTATAATTAACGGAGGATTCAACTAATGGGTAAAAAAGTATTAAAAACAGGAACGTTCACCTATGATTCAGTAGTATATGGGGTGACGAATATGGAAACTACGAAATCGGCGGACGAAGTCGATTTGACAGACACGAAAACAGCCGGAAACGAGCGCGAATATTTAGGCGGCCGTCAGGAACGTACCCTTTCCATCGAAATGTGGAAAGACGCCACCGAAGCAGATCCAACCCTCGGCTCAGCGATTGCCGCCACTATCGATTTTGAGGGATTTTCCTACGCCGGCGACGCGATTTTGCTCGAAATTACTCAGCGCGCCGCGATCGATAATGGAGTGCAGTTGACTGTTTCAGGTCGTTTCACCGGAACGGTCACCGAAACGCCAGAAACATAATCACTTTTTTAAACAAATTTCTCCGAGGATCCGGAGAGGTTACACAAATTTAAACAAGGTGAATAATGGCGAAGTCAGTATTTTTAACAGGTACGGCGATAATCGACGGATATACTATTTATCCGACGACTGTCAAGATTAACGAGCAACACAAAGCGCAACAGGTCGATATTTTTGATACTGGAACCGGCTATGTGCCCCCTTTTACGTCATGGGAACCGACGGATAACGCAATTATAAGAGCCACGATCGAGGGTTTTATGGAAGTGAACGAATTGACGTCATATCCGGCGCGGGGCGATCAACACGGAATCCAACTCGACGTGGAGGCTTTACGTTATTCCGGCCTTTGTATTATTCAAGCGTTCACGATTGACGCCAATTTTGACGGCGCGGTCAAGGTGACGATGGGCGTTATATTCACCGGAAAGGTTGTTCCATCCGTACCATAAAATAAAGGGCTAAAATGAGAAATCAAATGGAGGTCGAACTCGATGGTCGTCTGATTATTTTAATGGAAAGATCCGCCAGGCAAGTTTTCGCATTCACAGAATTCGCAAACGAGCAAGGCGACGACGAACATCAAGGGGATCAACCCGATTATGTACGCGCGGTATATACAAACGCGCTTATTTTGTCAGACGCATCAAAGGCATACGTCGAAACTTTGCCGCGTTGGAAGTATTTCCAGAAACAGAAAATTTTAAGCCTCACAACGGTCGAGAATATTATCGAGGTTATGACGCCGCGCGAAATGGGCGAAATGGCCGTCGATTTTCTGGTCAAATGCGAGGGCTTAAAACTTGAAGATCTCGAAATTGATATAAAAAAAAAGATTCCGGAAGTGATGGTGAAGAAGGAATCAGCGTCGAAATAGCGACCTCTTTGGTCAGCGCGACGTTTCACATTGAAAGGGAAAAGGTTTTTGATTTGCCGATCACCGAATTTAACACCCTCATTAACCAGGCCGTCAATATCGGCGGTTTTTGGGGAACCGGTCATTTGCAGATGCAAACCGAGTCCGATAAAATGGATCTTTTAAAAGCGCAATATCGGGAATTAAAGAAAAAAGGAATCCTATAAATGCCGACAGCATCCGAAAGTTTAGGCGAATTATTTGTCAGGATTAAAGCGGATCTCGCAGAGTTAAAACAGGGGCTCAAGAAAGCCGAGCAAACGAGCGCGAACACCGCGAAAACGATGGAAACGAAATTTTCCGGCGCGTTCAAGAAGATCGGCGGCTTATTTCTGGGGCTCGGATTAGGCCGGATCTTGCTTTCGTGGGGCAAGGCGGCAATCCGGACCGCTGCAGATTTTCAAACGCTCCGCGTCCGATTAACCGCTTTATATGGCGACGCGAGGAAAGGCGGCCAGGCATTCAAGGAATTCGTCCAAATTGCGGCCACCACGCCGTTCAGCGTGAAACAGGTGGTCGAGGCCGGCGCCACTTTGAAAGCGTTTGGTACGGCAGCAACAGAAACCATAAAACCGGTTGCGGATCTCGCGGCTTTTATGGGTGTGGATATTGTGACGGCCGCCCAGGCGATGGGTCGAGCATTCGCCGGCGGCGCTGGCGCTGCAGATGTTTTGAGGGAAAGGGGCGTCCTCCAACTAATCAAGGATTTTAAAGGCATCGATGACTTGACAAAGTTGACGCTTCCACAGTTTAGAAAAGCGATGATTGAATCAATTTCTGATCCCGCCGCTGGTATAGCCGGCTCGACGAACTTGCTCGCTCAGACGTTTGATGGCGCTATGAGTAATATGATGGACGCGGTCGATCGTTTTGCGGCCGGCATTGGATCGACATTTATTCCGGCGTTCACTTCCGCCGCGAAATCGGTCGGGGGGTTTTTGAGTGCTATGATCGAAACCAGGACAGCAGTCGAAGACGAAGCGATCGAAATGAATAACGCGGCTACCGCGATTTATTCATATACCGGAGCGCAAGAGGGTAGAGTAAAATTGATCCGCGATATGCAAGCCTTATACCCGAATTTCCTGAAAAATCTCAACGCTGAAACGGTATCAAACGACGATTTAAAAAAGGCGATGCAAAAGGCAAACACGGAATTTGAAAACCGCATCCGGTTGCAGTTGGTGAGTCAGGATATCGCCGCCCTCGAGGAAGAATATACCGCAGCGGTCCGCGAACAGCGCGAGGCTCAAAAAGGATTGACAACGGCCACGCGTGACGCCGGAATCGCTAACCGGTTCACCGGAAAGACGTTCGAGGAAATCGCGGCCAGTTTAACCGTACTGGCGAAAGCCGGCGAACGTCCACTTTTTGAAGGGGCGAAAATCGTCGGCGTCCAATACAGTGCCGAGGCCAAAGTATTTCAGGAGGCGGTCGATTTATTTAATGCAGCAAACCGGAACCTCATTGCAGTCCAGGCGGAACGGAACGCCAGGCTCGCAGAATTGAACGCGGAATTTTCACAGTTGACGAGTCAGATCGTCGGGATCACAACAAAGGCAAGCGTGGATCTGGCCAAACCTGGCGAAGTGGCTAAAGATATCGCAGCGCCCAAAATTGAACCGCTCGCAATCACTACACCCGAGCAAATTTATCCCACTCCGGAGGAAGCAGCGGAAGCAGCAATGGCATCCACCGAGGCATTTGACGCGGAACTGGCTGAGGCTCAAAGGTTACGGGATCAAAGGGAAAAGGGGATGGTCCGCGAAAAATGGCTCGCTTTAGGGAACGCCGCTGCAGGCGCTTTTATCAGTTCCGGAATAAGTCAGGTATGGGGCAAATTAACTGAGGGCATCCGGAAAGAGGCAAATCTGGCCGTTTCAATAGTGATCGGGATGGTCGACGCTATGATCGCCGAATTAACCAGGCTCGCAGCGCTCAAGATCCTCGCGTTGATCGGCCTGGCTCAGCATGGCGGCTCAGTCGGCAAAGGGCAGCATGGAGGTACTTTTCAACCAGGCGCCGGCCAGGTTAAAAAAGCAGCAACCGGCGGATCTTTTGACATTCCTTATGGATATCAAAATGACCGGTTCCCTCTATTCGTCGAAACTGGCGAGCGCGTGGACGTGACAAGTCGCGGACGAGTATCTTCACAGGATGCGCTCCTGCAGAATATAGATGAATCCGTTCAAGTTTTGAATGAAAATATTATAGCAGCATCACAGGGAGGACGTCGCCGAGGTCGAGGACCACAGGACGAGATCCCGATCAGAGTGACCGGTGATATTAAAGGGCGAGATATCAAACTCGCTTATGACAAATCAAATACTTTTCTGGAAAGATTTAGATAATGGGTTTACACGTAATTACATTTCCAGTCGACGATATTAACCCGACGACGACGATTCAACTTATAATAACCCTCGAAATGCACGCGGTTCCATTCGGTTCATATAACGCAACCGACAAAGGGCTCACCGTTCATAATTACGGCAAGCAGACGTGGGAATATGATCCGGATGATCCGTTTATAGTGCCGAGCGCGATCAGCATGGAATTCGTCGATCGGGATCTGTTTTTGTGGAATTTATTATTTGGCTCAATCCCATCCCCAGGTTCAGACTATATACAAAAAGACGGCATCGTTGAAATGCAATTAAACGGCTCCACTCAGGAATTTCTTGGCAATATTATATCCGAAACGATCGAATGGGATGCAGCGCGGAAGATTTTAAGATTTACAGCGATCCCAAAGGTCGATATCATCAATGAAACCGTTTTGCTTTTAGACGACGATACGATCGTTAATCCATTCGGTTATAGCAGTTCACCAACGTCGGCCTGGCCCAGCCTCCAGACAATCGTCGAGGATATATTCGGCCTCATAAATTCGTCGATTGTGATTAATTTTTTCAGCGATATTGAATGTTATAACGCTTTTGATCCTGGCTGGTTTCCGTTTATTGAACATCAAGTCGCGCCGAACGATTGGTTTTTAGGTTCGGGTTATATGAATGAACTTGGCATCAAAACCGCCGCCAATGTTTTACGAAAAATGGCTTTCGAGTGGGGGCAAATCGCTGGCGTGATCTCAAACGACCTTGCTTTTTTTAAGGAATTCCGGCTTTATGATTCCTCAAATACTATGACGCTCGGAACACTTTTAAATGAATTTCACGAATACCGGCTTAACGCAATAAAATATATCCGGATCACCGCGATCGACGGCCGAGGGGCTTACGAAGTCGGCAACGAGGAGAACGCCGGAATCAGCGCGAAATTTGTCAAGGATAACGTCGCGACATACGTCGGTGATGGTTACAGTGGGATGCATCATGGATATTTTTCGCCGAATACTTATTGGGTATCATCTTTCAGAGCGCTACACATCGGCATCATAGATCAAGACTGGCATATCGAATTTTTAGGGGATTATTATTGGTATTTCATGCAGTCGGGGGTCACCTATGATATATGGAAACGCGTTGACACTTTCGTCGTCGCTGGTGTCAATTATCGGATCGACAAAAGTTTCACTCACAATTCAGTCAATTATAATCCGATGTTGATCGAAAAGGATTACACGAAAAATAAAACGCGGATTGAAGCGGTCCGAACGGTCAACCCATCATAAAAAAAGGCAGAAATGACAGCATTTGGATCAACAAGGCTTTGTGCATATCTCAAAGTAACACCGTCGGAAAGTCAGACGTTTTTCTTTCCGGAACAAAGCATCAACCGGCCAATTTATGACACGCTCACATATCAATCGCCGTTGAACGGAATCCGGACGTCATTCGTCCGCGGTTATCATTGGGAATACGAAGTGATCCTCCATTTATATAAATTATCAAGCGAAACCGCGCGCCGTACTCAAATGGATAAATGGCTCGGATGGATCGGCGATAATGATTTTAAAATCAAAACGTGGGGTGACGCGAATTTTATCGAGGAAGTTGACGGCGTCGACGCTTTTTTCACCCTCGAGGAAGCGACTCCCTCATATTTTTCACGCAGGTGGACAAAGGATCTTTGTACTCTTTTATTTATAAGCAATACATACGTTCAGTACGAACTTTCACACCCATAAACCACAGGAGGCAATTATGCCAGGTTGGACAAACAGAGGCAAATACGAAGTTCTGGGTCAATATTTTCGCGCGGAAACGAAACCCACAAATTTGTATATGGCACTTTTCACATCAGCGACTTCGCCGGAAGCTGATACTAACACGTTTTCAGAGTTGACGGAAATCGCAGCCGGTAACGGTTATGCGACCGGCGGCTTAATCCTCGCTTTCAACTCGACGGATTTTGACGTCTGGACAGAGGACGACACGAACGACCGCGCATTCGTTCAGTTGAAAGATCTCATTTGGACCGCATCCGGCGGACCGATCCCATCATCCGGCGGCGGCGCCCGTTGGGCTTGCTTAACGGATGATAACGCCACCATCGCGTCACGTTTGATTTATTGTTATTTTTCTTTGGGATCAGACCGGACCGTTTCCGACAGCCAATCTCTGACCCTCGAAGATACTGAAATCCGTCTGGACGAAACATAATAGTGTTTTAAATCCATTGGTAATTTTGTACTTTTAGGCCATCAAACTAAAAGGCAAGGAGTTAAATATGTTTACTTTTCATCCAGATGTAATAAAAAACTTGCCGGCGTGGACTAAATTATCAAAGGATCACGTCGGCGAGATTTTAGAAGTTGACAGCACTTTTATTTATCCGAAGTTTTTGGCTATAATGGGCGCCCCGATCACGCCGGATAAAGCCAGTTCCGCCGAGGTAGAAGTCGCGCGGCTTTTAATGACGCGGCTTTTAAAGCGCCGCCTGGTCAAAAAACACGCCGGCGAGGACGGAAAAATGCGAATCCGGATAACGACGGATAAGGCTCGCACCTGGAAATTGACCCACTGCAAGGGAACCGGCCGGCCTTTAAACCATCCGGTTCATATTTATAATCAGTTAAATGCCGGCGGCAAATTTGACGATCTGATCAAGCCGGCAAAGGCTCCCTCTATCACGTCCGGAAAGGGAAAGGATAAGCAGCATAAATGTCAGAATTTTTAATTTGGGCAAATGAGGACAAACCGGGATTCGGTATAAAAAGGGGCGATGTGGTGGAAGTACGGGCCAATGATACCCCGTATAGTGCTATGGAGAAATTGCCGGATTTTATAGTGATCAAATTCCCGGAATTATTATTAGCACCGGTGGAAGAATACCAAAACGGATGGGATCTTGTTATTGATTATGAAATTGTAAACCATAACGCTGAATTAGATAGTTACAGGATCAGGGCCTTTTCTATAATGGCGGACAATTCCGGCAAAGGCTATTTAACCAGGATCCAGATTGAAAATTACCTGGACCAGTGGAACGCTGCGATTTTTTTAGTGGTCCCAAATGTAGTGGTTTTTGATATCAGCATATTTAATGCAATTCAATCCTCTATATTCTGGGATGATCGGTCTAATTTGGAAGATGTGGTGTTTTCTGAAATTTATAACGAAGTGACCGGTATCCATGAAGTAACCGCCGATTATTCGGCATTGAATTTAAACCCCACTTATGTGGAAAGATATATCAGAGAAAAGGCTGATAATATTATTTCCCATTCAAATCGGGAAATAGTATTTACAATAACCCGGAATAATATTTTTTCTGAGTTTAAGGAAGACTTTAAAAGGAAATTAGCACGTATGAAAATTGCCAAACGTCTTTATTATTTTGGTAAGGCAGTGGTGGATAATGTTATTTCCCGGGGAGGAATAATCACAGCCACACCGGCAGAATTAATTCAATATTTAAAATCTAAACTTGATGACTAATGGCCAGTGTAATTTCACATATAATCGACCCCGACAATGGGGGAGGTACTGATTATATTTCCCTTAATGCCTGGGAAGTTGCACAGCAAAGAGATCTGCCTGCCGCAGATGAAATCGCTCAAGCAAATTGCAGAGCATCTTCCGGTTCCGCAGACACGACGGTCGTTGATCTTGTTGGATGGACCACGGATGCCACGAGATATATAGAAATAAAAGGAGAGAGATTAGGCAGCGCCGAACTAGACGTTTCAAAATATAGATTATCCACGATCGACGAAACCGCTTTGGCTGTAAGGGAAAATTTTGTAAGAGTTGATGCTTTTCAACTTACGCTTTCTTTTTCAAGTTCCGATACTTATATCGCCTGTATTAATCATACCGCGTTAGATGTGGGTAATGAATTAAGAATTTCAAATAGTATTTTAAAAGGTAATGCCGGAGTTGGAACGGTTAAATATATAGGAATTATTAACAATACCAACGCCATTATAAAGATATGGAATACAATAATATATGATTTCCCGCGTAGAGGAATTGAATTTAGCGGAAGCACCTGCCATTGTTATAATATCGTTATAGAAGGAGCGACATCTGTCGATGGTTTTAAACAATTATCGGGTACGATGACTTGTATTAACTGTGTTTCATTTAATAATGCCGACGATTTTGATAGTGTAAGCAATATCGATTATTGCGCCTCTGATGACGGAGATGGAGATCATCCTGTAACACCCTCTGATTGGAGTACGGTTTTTGAGGATTGGGCAAACGAGGATTTTTCTTTAAAATCTACTGACACCGATTTAAAAGATGCCGGAATATCCGATCCGGGATCGGGACTTTTTTCAGATGATATTGCCGGCGATACCCGCTCTGGAATTTGGGATATCGGGGCGGACGAATATGTTTTAGGCGGTGTAATAGTGACTCCTCCCCCGATCAGCGCGATAGCCGCCGGCGTTGATCCAACTGTGATTAATAATGTTTTGCTTCAAAATTTAATCGCGTCCTCAATAGGCCGGTCCATTGATCCGACGGTGATCCTTGGTGACACCACAGTTTCAAACGCGATAGCCTCAGCGATTACAAACCAGCAACCGCCGAATATTATAAATTTTGTGACGTTGACCCCGACGCTTGCCTCAGCGGTGGTGGCCACGATTGATCCGACGGCGGTCCTTGGTGACGTTTTAATCACGAATCAGATCGCTGCAGCGCTTTGCGGCGTCATTGAACCCTTTGTCGGCATGAGCAGCATGATCGTCATTCCGGATATTGCGGTCGCAATCGCCAGAACGATTGATCCGACGACTGTTTTAAACAGCCTCACAATTTCCAATATAATAGCGGACGCAATCGCTCGCGGAGTAGATCCGACGACACACCAGGGATCAATAACGATCGTCAATGAAATATCGACGGCGATCGCTGCAGTCGTCGTCCCGGGAACTATCCTCGGATCGATAACCATACAAAATGCAATCGCGGAAGCGATCGCGACAGTGGTCGATCCGACTTTGCTTGAACAAGGCATCACGATATCGAATGAAATCGCCACCGCCCTGGCCGGCACTGTGAATCCATACGTCGACCTGGGCGCGGTTACAATATCGAGCGAGATCGCCTCCACTATCACCAGCAGCGCAAATCCGGCCGTCGCGCTCGGATCAATTATAATCGCGAACGAAATCGCGACCGCAATCGCCAGCGTCATTGATCCAAACGTCGTATTTCCGTCGGTTTTGATCTCGAATGCCCTGGCGACAGTAATCGCGGCGGCGGTAGATCCGGCGCCAATTTTGGGAAATATCACAGTCGCCAACGCGATCGCGACAGCCCTGGCCGAAATGGTTGATCCGACGGTCGGCTTATCCTCGATTTTAATCAGCGGTGAAATTGCGACGGTCCTGGCGAAAACGGTTGATCCCTATACGTTTCAATCCTCAATCACCATCGCCAACGCGATCGCCGACGCAGTTTGCGACGTGGTCGGTCCGGAAGTCACAGGAATTCACACGACGATCGTCAACGCGATCGCTGCAGCGGTGGCCACCGTAGTCGATCCAACCGCTCGCATTTATCCGGATCTTTTATTAAATATAGCGATCGCAATCGCGGACAGGTTGAATACTGAAATCAATATCGAAGATCTGGCCGACACCGGCGTCGTGATCCGATCGGCGACAGAGATCGATATCAATATTAAAAATTAGTCCGTTAATCAACGGGGAAGGGGGCAGTTATGCCAGATGTGAGCAAAGATTTAGGAAGCGCCCTGGTCGTGGAAGCGTCGTTTTATTTATATGTTCCCTTTGGAACTCCGCCAGGTAATTTATCAAATCCAGATACAGATCCGACGGTCACAATTTTCGATGATTCCGACGTGCCGGTCATACCGGCTCAAACAATGTTAAATTCCGGCGTTGGCCAATGGTTTTATAATTTACAAACCCTGGCCACCTGGCGCCCTGGTCGGTATACGGCCGAAATCAAGGGAACATTTAACACATTTGCCGAGGTTCAAACGAAACGCTATTCATTCATTTTAAATTAAGGCGGTGAATTATGTTTGCAAAAACGATTTTTTTTATTCTGATTTTATTCCTTTCAGCGGTCGCGCAGGACACCACAATCGTTTATGAACTCTATGACGAAACTTTGCCAGATACCAGCCATGGGGCGGACGCGCTGATCATTCCGGCGACGTTCAACCTGAGCGAAAGCGAGGTTTATATCCTATCCGGCGGAGCGGTCGGATTAGGGTATAGTTTTTGGAAAGAATCCGACTATGAAACAGGAATTTATATCATGCCGGCAGCGATTTTCACTCAAGAGGAATCGACTTACTTATTATCGGTCGGCGTCGCGCTGACTTTAAACAGTTTGGTCGGTGGCGTGATCGGGGAATATGGTCCGACGTTCGGATATTCGTATCAATTTTTTACGACGAACAAATCAAGAACCACAAAATCGCATCAACTTTTTTTCGCGATTCCACTCACTCGATAAAGCTGCAGACTTTTTGTGAATTGGCACGCTTTTTGATTTGCTCGCTGAAAAAAGCGACGCTCTGAGTGCCAATTTAAAGGCCTCAAATCCTCGATTCGACATAGTACGCGACTGAGGTCGAGATCTTACAGCGGCACAGGCAAGGCGACGACAGAAAGCGGCTTGAAAATTCATCACAGACACAGTAAGGCGAAAACAGCGCGCGAGGATTGCCCTCAAGCGATGATCTTGAAGTGCAACGATTGATAGCATTCGCTTTTTACGGATGCGCTTTTTTAAGCCTGACGGCCTATTTAAGCGCTTTTTTCGTTCTAAGCGTGAAAAGCGTTTTTCGTAGCAAATGCCATGCCGAAAAAAAGTTTTTTGCGCTTTTTTCGCAGAATCCAGGAGGCAGATCCGGAAATATGATCACTTGACAATGGTCCGGATCTTTGTAAATTATGGGCAACATCACAAGATAACCCCCCTATTTCCTCACCGAAATACGCGGCGGTTCCTTTCTTTTGAGTGTTTGGTAGTGAATGAGAGTTCATGAAAAAGCCGGCGTAAAAACCGGCTTTTTTTGTGGTTAAAAAGGAGAGAGGAATACGTTAGGGTCGATATTGCAGAATCGTTTTTGCCATAAACGCGGCACTCGCGAAAGTGACACAGTGAAACGCTTTTTCCCATTCGGGAAATTCACACCGTTCGACAAAGAGATTATAAAATCGGGTACCGGATGATTTTTCGCGAAACCTTAAAAACAGGCGCGGTGTGATATGGTTATGAATCCGGCTGGCTTTGATGATTGCAGCGGCTTCGGTGACCGGCAAAACTGCGAGATTTGAGTCGAAATTTCGTTCGGCTTTTTTCATTTTAAAATTCTCCTCTTTCATATTTTTCGATGATTTGTTTGTCGAATTTTTCCTGCAGGGCGCTGGCGAAATATTCGTCGCAGCCGACCGTTTTTTTAATAAGAATGAAAAGCGAATCATAATCTTCGTCGGCCTCTAAAAATTCGAGGTAGTCGGGATCAAGATCTTGTAATTTTCTGGCGAAAATAAAACCGGCGGCGTCGGTGATGGATTCGAGGCTATTCCACTCGATTAACTGGGCGACTTTTTGATCGTCGTCTAAAAGGTTGAATGCGTGCTCGGCATCGATTTGTAATTGCTCGACGCGCTCGATTGAATCGAGGTAGGAATTTAAACCTGGTGCAGCATTATACATAATTGGCTCCTTTTAGTGTGATTGGTTAATAGAAATATAGCACTAAACAGTATATGATACAAGTCTTTTTTGCATTATTTTGCATTTGTTTTATTTGCGCATTTTTCGTATATTAAAGCATACAATTAACCGAAAGGATAAGAAAAATGGATCAAATTTCAAAGACTTATACCGTTCCGGAAGTCGCCAAATTATTAGGCGTCACGCCGTCGACGGTCCGCGTCTGGGTCAAACAGGGAAAAATGAAAGGAATCCAGTTTTTTGATCAAGGCCGAATCACCATACCGCGCGAGGAAGTTGAAAAGCAACTCGCTAAATTAGGAAAGGCGGTTTAATTATGCTCACTACCGAACAAATTGAACAGCGTCGCGGATTTATAGGCGGCTCTGATGCCGGCGGCGTCCTCGGAGTAAATCCCTGGCTCACGCCCCTGCAGGTCTATGAATCAAAAGTCGAGGGCAAGGAATTCGTCTACGCAGATCCGGAGCGGCTACTGTGGGGCAGTTTATCCGAACCGATGATCGCGCAGGAATTCGGCGAGCGGACCGGCCTCACAATCGACGATTCGCCTGGCGCCGTCACAATGGAAAAGGCAAAATTTATCGGCGGCAATCCCGATCGGTATCTTTATAAAAGTAGCGAAGTGATTAAGGGCGATGTTGCCCCTGCAGATAAAGGAATCCTCGAAATCAAAACCGTCGATCCGTTTGCTTTCAAAATGTGGCACGAGGAAGTTCCTGACTATTATTATGCTCAGGTTCAGCATTATTTAATGGTCACCGGCTTAAAATGGGCGTACCTGGCCGCGCTGATCGGCAACCGGTTTTTAAGACATTGGTATATTCAAGCCGAGGTCGCATTTATCAAGATCCTGCAGCAAGTGGAAACCGACTTCTGGAAAGACTATATTCAAAAGGAACGCAAACCGGAACCCACGCTCAAAGATGATTTAAACCGGATCTTTGCCACCGTCCGCGACACCAACCCCGTAGCGGCCACCGACGACGATTATCAAAATTACATCGAATTAAAAAACGTCAAGGCTCAAATCAAAACCCTGACAGAGCAAAAAGAATCCTATGAAGACCGGCTCAAATTATCGCTCGGCGTCCACAATGAATTGCAGCGCGGCGGCACCAGGCTAATCACATGGAACCAGGTTAATCGATCCGACTTCAACACTTCCGGATTTAAAGAGTCGCATCCGGCGCTTTATAAGAAGTGGATCAATCCGTCAAAAACGCGCCAATTTTTAGTAAAATAAGGCGAAATTTCGCCACTTGAACCGGCAGTGATCCGGTCGTATATTTTCATTAACCAACCACAGAAAGGGCTTAATTATGACTAAATATCTCGACAAGATCCGCGACAATCAAGCGGACGATGACCCCCTCGAAACATTTCAAGGACTCAACACCAACGGCATCACCGACTTTTTTGAGGGCTACCGGTCGCATATCCAAAGAGCGGTATCATCCGGCCAGACGACGGACAGAGTGATCGCGCTGGCCACGTCGGTGATCACCCGAACCCCAGAGATCCGCGAGTGTACGCCGGCCAGTATATTCGGCGCTATTATGCGCGCGACGGTCCTCGGCCTCGACTTTGCTCCGGATCTCGGTCAATGCTATTTAATCCCCCGGTATAATAAGCACATCAAGGCTAAAGAATGCACTTTTTTAATCGGCTACCAGGGATTTGTCACAATGGCATTTAATACCGATATGGTCGCCAGCGTGAGCGGTCGCGTCGTGTTTGAAAACGACTATTTTAAATATGCTTACGGCCTGACTCCGATACTTATCCACGAACCATTATTAAACGACGCCGGTGAAAAAATCGCGGTTTATTGCGTCTGGCATTTCACGAACGGCGGCACGTTTTTCGAGGTTTTCAACAAGCAAAAAGTAATGGCCGCAAAAAGCAGATCGCCAGCGGCAAAGTCGGAATTCAGTCCATGGAACAACCCCGACGACGAGGATGATATGTGGATTAAAACAGTGATCCGGCACTCGCGGAAATACGTACCGACGACGACGATGAAAATGCGCGCTTTTAAATCCGCTATGACCGCAGACGACGAGGTCGTCGATTATCGAGATTATAATCGAGGCGGTCAGATCGATTTTAGCAAGATCCTGACGAAAGGCACACAACCAGTCGCAAAAGAGGAAAAGCCACCGGAAAACGGCACTCAGGCCGATATCCTCAAAGATACAAAGACACCACCGCCCGAGGAAAAGAAAAAAGCGACGACTAAAGCCAGCACCGTCGATCCGAACGTATCAATCGGCGACGAAAACGCTCAGCCGCCAGATTAAAGGCTCCCTCTATCACGATCCGACTCGGTTTTCTAACCCTTGCGTATTTCAGCAGCCGTATACGCTTGAAATCGAGTCGGATCCTTTTTATATTGGTATGCCAAACGCCAAAGGAACCGAATGTCAAGTTTAAAGGACCGCGATTACAATACACTTTCCAGTTCACAAAAATTAGTCAAGGATCATCTAAGCCGCGTCAATTATTATCGAATTTACAAGGGCATCGTCCGATGGGAAGATCTTGATCCGAAGGTCGTCGCAGAGTTTGAAAAACGCACGTCGAGTGATGAATATAAAAAAGAACAGCGCGAACGGTACGAACGGATCGAGGCGAAAAAACAGAAGGAAATCGATCGTAAAAAAATACATATAATCGAATGGTAAAGATTGGAAAGCCGCAAGTTGAAAATGGCTTTACACGAATAGCGAACGAATTACTTGAGGTTATCATCAAAGCAAAACTTTCAGCGCGAGAATATGCGATCGTCTTTTTTATTATCCGGAATTCATACGGTTTTCACCGGTTATGGACTAAGCCGGTCGGTTACGGATATATAGCCGAATGTACGGGATTACACCGCGCCGATATTCAGAAAGCAATTTTAAAAATGGAGAAAAACAAGCAAATTTTCGTCGACCGGACCGGCTACCGGCAGCGGTATAAATTACAGAAGATATATAAATATTGGTACGATCCTCAAACGACGCTTGATTTAAAAGTGTAGGCGAAACACCTACAAAGTGTAGGCAATTCACCTACACTAAAAAGAAACAATAAAGAAAAGAATGAGCGCGCTACGCGCGCCGGCGGAACGCCGGCTTTTAATAAGATAAGAAAGGGCTTAAAATGTCAATATCCGATGCACTTAGAAACCTGGCTGATAAACTCGACGAAACCATCGATAAAAAAACCGTAAAAAGCCGCTACAAGGACAAACCCGATCAATCGACCGTTATTATTAATGCTTTGAAAAAGGTCGGGGTGCCATTCTCAGTGGCCGAGAAGTTATATTTAAAACACAATGCCGAATATATCGCGAGAAAAATATTTCTCTATGAATTCAAACGCGAAACGGCAAGGGTGAAACCGGTGAATCCGATCGCGTATATCCTGACCGCTATAAAAGAGGATTACGAGGAATCGGATCAATTTCACAAATGGCTAAAGCAAAAACGGGAAATAATTGACGTAAAAAAAGGCGAGGCGCGGATCGAATTTCGACGCCTCATAGATCTCACTTAAAGGAAATTTAAAATTTGGAATTAATTACAATGAAATTGGATAAACCGAATATCCCGGAAGAATGGGATTATAAAGAATCTGTATCGACTGTTAAGGGAATTGTATTTAAGGCGAAGAATCTAACAGAGGATATACTCAGGGAGTTATTTATAGCGCGAAAAAAGTTGTCTTGTTCATCATCAGAGGCAGCTAAAATTATGCATGGTGCAAATGCGCCACGCACATGGTCAATATATTGCGAAGAAATCGGAATAAATAAGAGTACGGCCAATCGTTGGTTACAAGTATTTGAAATTAATCCCCACTTTTTAAGCCAAACCCCAGAATGGAATACTCCAGATGAGATAGTAAAAAAAGTAGTAAGCATACTTGGACATATTGACCTCGACCCATGTTCTAATGAAGAATCAGATATTAATGCAACAGAAAAATTCTTAAAAAGAGAGGATGGTCTAAATCAATCATGGAATGGCCGGGTTTATATGAATCCGCCATACGGTAGGGAAATTGGTGATTGGATAAATAAACTTTGTGATGAATATGAAGATGGAAATGTAATCGAAGCAATTGCGCTTGTTCCTGCAAGAACTGATACAGAGTGGTTTAAACGATTGAGAATTTATCCCCGCTTATTTGTTTGGGGTCGATTGAAATTTGGAGATTCTGAAAATAGTGCTCCGTTTCCGTCAATGATTGTTTATATGGGTCCAAATATTGATGGTTTCAAAAATAGCCTGAAGGATACAGGAGATGTATACCAATTAGTCAATTAGAACAACATTATGATTTTGACGACAGTTTCGAAAAAGCCGAAATTGACGAAAAGATACTAGACAATTATTTTAGAAAATGGTATAGTGTTTGGGATGGTATACAACAAAAGGGAATGGATAGGATTTTTAAATCTAAGGAGGATGGAATTATTTTTACTGTTGAATATAAATCTGATAATCAGACACACAAAACAAAGAATATTTTCGTTGAGACGATTTCTGTTATTGAGAAAAATAAAATCGGATGGGCATATTCTTCATGGGCCCAATTAATAATTTATTATGTAAAACATTTGGAATATGCACATATTGCAGATATGGCTATGATAAAAATTCGATTATCGAAATGGATAAAAAAATATCCAATCCGGGATATTCCAAATATAAAAAATGGTGAAACATATCATACTCGCGGTATTCTTGTACCAGAGCAGGAATTTTTAAAATGCGTTATAGAAACAAAAATTATAGAATAATTCACATTATTTGTGCCTTTTTCTATTTGGGATTGGTGGCCTTTTTGTTTTTTTATGTATCGTTATTCTATGTTAAGCGAAAACGAATGATAAGGAATTTATAATAAAAAAAGCCTTGGAGGGTAAATGAAAATTAAATGGTGGAAAATAGTTCTTAAAAAATTAAACAAAAAATCTAAAAAAACAAAAAAAGAAAAACAAAGGCCTTGGGTTACAATTTACGGACCTTAAAAGAAAATATAATTAAAAAGCTGTGGAAAAAATTTGGAATATTGGAGAGTAAATAATGATAGAACTGAAATTAAATGAAATAAAAATAATACATCCACATGTCTGTACAGTCAATGGTTTTCCAGTTGAAGAAATTAAAAAATATATCATAAAATTGGAAGCGGATAAAGTTAAACTGAATCATGCATTAAATGATCTTTTTAAATGGTTTAATAAATTTGAACCAAATGTAAAACTGGCGCAAGATTGGCAAAAAGCCTTGGAGGAGAAATGAAAACGTGGAAAGTAGTTCTTATTGTTTTAGCAGTTATTGCTGTAGGAATAGCGCTTATTCATCTTGCGGGTAGTCTGTAAAAGCATTGGAGGATAAATGAATTTGCTAGGCCACGCTGTTCGATGGGCAAGAAGGAGAGTTAGAAATTATCCCGATTATACAAAATGGCATTATACTGAAGATGATAATTTCACGATATGTGGCTTTCCTATTATTCTTGCAGTAGAAACTTTTTTCCCTGAAATAGAAGAATTAGAAAAAGTTAATTGTAAAAAATGCCTAAAAGCCTTGAAGGGTAAAAAATGAGTACGCCTTGGAAGAATACAAATGATCCATGGGAAACATTTGCAAATTGGGAATTATGGATAGTGGAACAGATGCCGGATGCTGTAAATGCCGATGAATTGTGTGAGATCGACGTTATTTTACGAGCTAATTTATATAGATTATTCTGTAAAATTTATAGTAAAATCGAACAATTAGAAGATGGTATAGAAAAACTAATTGAATCATATCAAAAAGCGTATGAAGATTCAGAATATTATGATAAATGGTTTTATGATACAATACTCAAAGATTTAAAAGCCTTAGAGGGTAAAAATAGCTAAAGAGGAAAAAGAATCAATATGTAAAGACTGTTATATAAAAAGTCAACGCTTGTTGAAACTTAAAATTCATATTAGAAAGCTAGAGAAAAAACTTGAAGATATTATTGATTGTGGAAATGCTTTTTGCTGTGCGTATTGTGACATAAAAAATATGATAGCACAAAAAAAATTGGGGAATAAAGATGGGTAACAGTTATTCGTGTCCTCGATGTGGGGGAAAAGGTAAAATATATTTTGGTCGTTTAGGACGTACAGGAAGATACTCAAAAGGACGTGGAGTTAAATGTAAATTATGTGACGGTAATGGCTATATATACAAAAAACTGGAGGGTAAAGATGGGTAATTTATCCATAGAAGAAGAAAACGAAATATTTGTTGAGATGAATTTTAAGTTAAATAAGCGAATCAAACAACTGGAAAATAAAATTGAGAAATTGGATTCAAAAATATATCATTTAAAAAATGTAATAGGGGATATTTCTGATATAATAAAATTTCTGGGGGATAAAAATGGCTAAAAAATCAATAGAAGAAATCGAATCTATGATTGATGAAAACTCAATAGTAATCACATTGCCCAATGGAGAGATCAGAGCAATAACAGCGAGGGACTATGAGCAAAGTCAGCGACGAATCAAACAACTAGAAGGTGGGATTAATGGAATGATTACAGAGTGGAATACAATAAGGGATTATGATACGCTAAGTGATTTAGATTTTGAAAAGTCTATAAAAATTACTGGTGATGTTAGAAAGATAATAGATTATTTTATCAAAGATTTAAAAGCACTGGAGGGTAAAATGGTAAGTGGCAGAATAAACGGTTTTTATTTCATAAAGAACGGCAAGAAATTCGTCGGCGCTTTGCGGCGCGCTGCAGACGATGATCCAAACGTCAGCAAAATGTTCCTCGACAACCTGGGCGACGACAGAATAAAGCGCTTGATCGTAGCGAACGAAATCGAGAAAGGAAAATTTTACAACGCGGTCGCGATCGCTTTCGACTGGCCGCC